ACGACGTCAGTTTGTTGATGCAAAGACATTAAACTGCTGAAAAGGAAGAGAATTAGCCAATGGCTCAATTTATTTACACGATGAACCATTGGAATTTAGCGAAAGCTAGCAAGAGCCGAGAAAAGCCACATAAAACTGGTAATTTCAACAGGTTATAATCATCCATCTGCGGCTATCCTTGGCTTTTCCCAGCTCTTTTCGTGGCCCCATTTTGGCCCCAACAACAAAATACCCGCATCTTGTGGCCCCAGAATGGCCCCAAACTGGCGGGTAGTTTTTGGCAAAATCATAATTATTGTTGAGCTTGGAGGCGCCAGAGGTTTCCAGTAGCCAATTGCCTCACTCAGCATCTTCTTCTCAACTTTTTTGCCTCAGCCGGGAATGGGCGGTAGCACGTAAATCCGAATATTAAATAGTTAACAGATGCACGCGATGGATCCGATAGAGCCCCAAAAGGCAAGCACAGCAGGTGCCGGGGCGGAATCACGCGGCCATAGGCCCGTCAGTTAATCCGCCTGCTGGCGGCCGTCGTTCCAGATGGCGGTTTGTGCCTCGCCGGCCAGGCGGCAGGCGGTCTTGAGTTGTTGAGCAGTAACCTGCACCACACTGTTGTCGTGCAGGGTCCAGTAGGTCATTTCATCCAGAGAGGCAGACGCCGTCACGGAGCGGGCCATGCGATTCTGGCTGATTTCATCGCCATCGAACACCATGCCATCAACCTCGACGGTGATGGCATCGACCCGCTCCTGCCGGTCGCGTTTCCATGTCTCGTAGTCGGCGACAGCCTGTTTAGCCACCTTATCCTCGGCGGTAACCACCTTGCTCCAATCAATGCTCACTGGGCACCTCCGGCACTTCATCGTATGGCGGCAACGGCACTTCACCGTCAATGACAATCATCGGCACAGTAAACGCAACCGGGAATCGCGTTTCCTGCGGCGCATTCGCCCCATGCGGCAGCACCAGCGTCAGATGAATTTCGCCATCAATTCGCGAGACTTCACCAACTATCCAATTAGATTCGACAGCAATTGCCGGAAGAGTCGCTCCTTCCGGCAATTGGGTGAAGTCAAACGCCTCGTCATTCACGATAATAATGTCGTTACTGACACTGGCAGATAATTCAGTGTCCAGTCGCACAGGACTTAATTTAATTTTCATATTCTATCCTCAGAACCAACGACCGATGGCAAAATACTGAATATTTAGTACGAAACCATTTACAGCGTGCGCAGCCCGCAAACAGAAAGTAGATGCTGTGGCATTAGATGCTGTGGCAGCGGGAACAATGTCAGGCGTACAATTATTGACATTGATCTCAGGTGGTGTCGAAAAGGTAGCGGCAAAGCTATAAAATACATCAGGAGTTATGTAAACAGCTCCCGCAGTGGCGCCAAATAGATTTGCTCGCGCTACGCTTACGGTAGCGTTGAAGGCTCCCGTACAGAGCATAGTACCATCAGCGAGTTTGATATATGCCCCATTGGCGTTACTACCCCTTTCAATAATCGCCCCGGTAGGTACGCCGCCAGCCTGGGAGACAGTGCCAAGGATATTTGCTTTGGTGTAGACCTCTTTCCACTCAGTATATGAACCACCTCCGCCTATTACAGAAGGGGTGCCGGCTCGAAAAAACACTCGACAATCCGCATAGGTGATCAATATTTGAGCCATCGTGTCCCATGCGGGGCGGGAGACAATCATTTGCCCATACGAACAATTTACCCCCGCAGGCCCACCTACAGGGGTGTCGCCTAACCGATGAAAACCAGACGAAATTAACAAGTCCAAGTTCATATTGTTGATATTGCCGGGATTATTCCACGGCGCTTGAAGCGTCGCCCGCCCGGCAGCCGCATCCTCGTCATCCAGCAGGGTGCGAGCAAAGGGCGTCAGCGTTATCAGCTCCGCGCCGGCGGGGCCGTTAAAAACGGCGAGCTTATCGGCGGCCGGGGTCAGCGCCTGCAGGGCCTTGAGTGACGCAGACGTGGTCTGATAGGACGACAGCGCGGGCACCTGCACCTGCTGGCCATCCGGTGCCGTCAGCGTCACCGGGCCGTTGCCGGTGAGCACCTGCTGCCAACTTTCGTACTGCGCCTGGGCGTAGGCCAGCTGGGCGGACAGTTCGCGGCTGAACGCCGGGACCGTGGCGGTGCGGGTGATGTCGATGGCATAGGGCTGGGTGGCGATGGTGGCCCCCGCATAGGCCAGCACCAGGTAGAGGACGGTATCCGACTCCACGTAGTCGATCTCGTAGGCCTTGCCATCCGGGCCATAGAAGGCGTGGCCCTTGTCCGGCTTGTAGACGGTACTCTTCCACTGGCTGCCGAAGCCGGTCACCTTTTTACTGCCGTTCGTCACGCTGACGGTGCCGGCGCGATACCATAGACCTGCCATTGATAGGCTCCTAAAAATAAACCCGGCACAGGGCCGGGCTTAATTGGTTTAGCATTACGAGAACGTTGACGAATCCTTCTTTTGCACAATAACCAGTGCCGTCGCCGAACTGTAACTTGGGATATTCGCGGATGATGAGATGCTGGCTGATGTATTGGCAGGGAGGTTATATGTAAATACTGCGCTTTTCAGATCGGCAATTGCGCCGGTCTGACCGCCGAGCAACGGCGACACAGACAAACTTCCGATTGAGACACCATTTACCAGGATGGTGATACTGCTGTCATAACGCCCTGCCGCGATGAACACAGATACATATATTGTTCGATCATATGACGATGGCGTTACGGTAAGCGCACCGTTATTTGGAAGGGCCCTCGTCGCACTCACATCCCCCTCCAGTTGATTAACTTTTAGAGTTCCCAGGATCGAGCAGTTTTCCTTGATGGTCACATTATTCATTGTGCCGGAATTAGCCAGCACATTGCCCTGGAAGGTGCCATTGGTGAAATAGACGTCGCTGCCGTAGAAGCGGCCATTGGAGTCGATTCCCGCATTCCAGCGCTTGCCATAGGCGCCAAAGGCGCCGTTGGCATTCTCGCCGAGCCAGATATCGCCACCCCGGAAAGAGCCACCCTCTATCAACGCGCCCACCAGGTGTTGGACGTCGATGTACTTGGCGATCACGTTACCGATCTCCGCCGTATCCATCAGGGCATGGTTCATATACACCGTGCCGTTTTTGATGATGAACGGGTTTCGCTTGGAGGTGACACCAGCGGTGCGGGAGAGCACGGCGAACACGTCGGCGTCGATCACGAAGCTGGTCAGGGTCGAGCCATCGGGCGCCAACGTGACCGCCAGGCCGAAGCCGCCGCCTTCCCCGTTGATCTGCGCCTTGGTGTACCAGCCTGCCTCGACCTTGCCGGCAGTGTTGGCCTGGGCCGTGGCCACCGTCTGCACGGCGGCGGCGTTACCATCGGCCTTGGCCTGCACCGTATCGACCCGCTCTGCCAGCGCCTCATCGGCACTCGCTCTGGCGGTCTGCTCGGACTGCAATCCAGCCGACAGTGTCGCATCCGCCGCCTGATACTCAACCTGGATCGGACTGCAATCCAGCCGACAGTGTCGCATCCGCCGCCTGATACTCAACCTGGATCAGCTCCACGGTCTGGGCCAGCGCCTGCTGCTGGTCGACCATCACCTTCTGCTCGCGGCGGATCTGACCGGAGGCCTGCCGTTGCCGGGTCGCCTCGGCCGCCGCCCCCAGCGCCCCCAGGATCTCCGCCTCGGCGGCGATATCCACGCTGGCGTTGATGCCCTCGAACTTGCTGGCGAGGGATGATCCGTCGCCGGTCACCACCTGCTGCAACTCGGTGATGGCCGCCGAATTGCCAGCGGTCAGGGCCTCCAGGGAAGTGAGGCGCTGGGCCTGCGCCCCGTTCTCGGTAGCCACCGCCTGAGACAGCTCGGTGATGGAGGCCGAGAGGGTCGCGTCCGCCTGCTGCAGCTCGGCCTTGACCTGGTCGATGCGCTGGGCGTTAGCCTCGGTGGCCGAGGTGTTGACGCTGAGCTGCTGCTCAGCCGCCGTCAGGCGCTGCCCCTGGGCGTCCAACTCGCTCTTGGCGGCCTTCTGGGTCAGGGTTGCGTTGGTGGCGTCCAGGGTCTGGCTGACTTGCGTTACCCGATTGCCGAGCTCATCCATCTCCGACTTGGTGGCCGTCTGACTCAGGGTGCCGTTGATGCCGTCGATCTGCTGCTCGACCACGGTCAGGCGCTCGAGGTCTGCGCTGAGCTCGGCGCGGGTCACGCAGGTATTGACGATCCCCTCCACCGCGTCGAGATGCTGGCTGACCGCCGTGATCTCGGCCCCCAACTCGGAGCGCACCGCGTTGACCGCGTCCATGGTGATCTCGCCGGTGGTTGGGTTCACGCTGAACACCGCATCCCGGAAATCGCTGAAATCCAGGTTGTAGCGGTCGATGCGCTGACGCAGCTGCTCCTGCATCAGGGAGACGTTGACGTAGTTCTCGCCGAGCTGGTTCTGGGCATTCTCGAGCTGGGTTTTGACGTCCTGCTCTCGCTGGTCCAGCGCGGACAAGGCGCCGCCCAACTCTGATATCGACTCGCTCATCCCCGGAATGGCGGCGATTGGCGTACGCAGCTCCTCGCGCAGCTGCTCGGCGCCGATCTCCCCGTCCAGCACGTCGAGGATGGAGGCGGCGTCGTAGCTCGTGCGCGCCGAGGCGGCGAGCAGCCCCGACTTGCCGTAGGCGTTGACGGCCCGCAGCCAGACGAAATACTCGGTGTCAGGCTGCAGCCCCTGCAGGGTCATGAAGCTGGCGATCCCCGCCGGGGTGGCCTGCGCCATCGCCTCGGCGAGGGGGTGGTCGATATGGCTCCACCACCATTCGCACAGCACGCTGTAATCATGGCCACCGGCGAACAGGGGGCGCAGGGCCAGCGCCCAGTTGCCCGCCTCCACCTCCACCCCGAGCGGGGTGGCCGGCACGGCGATGGTGAAGTTGACCGCGGCCACCGGCGAATGGGCACCTGTGAGCGCCACGGCGCGCACCAGGGCGACGTAGTTGCCAGCGGCCAGACCGTTGACCCGGCAAGACTGGCCGGGCACCTGGGCGGTCATCACGGTGACCGGGGCCGCACCCTGCTCCAGACGCTGGATGATCACCTGGTTGTAGGCCACGGAACCGGTGTTACGCCACGACAGCACCCCCTGCAGCACCTCGCCCAACTGCTCCACCTCGTAGCGCAGCAGATCGGGCATGGCCACGCCGCCGGTGGGCAGCGAGGTGATCTCCGGCCGCTCCATGGGCTGGCCGATGGCATCGGCCCAGAACAGCGGGGAGTCCTCGCGCAGGGTCAGGTCCACCCCGTTGTTGAGGCTGAACGCCCAGTCACTGACCCGAAACTCCGCCCCCTGAATATCCAGCGCCGGAATGTAGAGCCTGATGGTCTGGCCGGGCCGGTAACGCCAACCGGACAGGTTGACGCTGCAGGTGAGGGTGCGGGCGTTGCGGCGCTGGCGCAGGATGATGTTGGCCAGGCGCTGGGCCTGGTGCTCGCTGGTGACACAGCGCAGATCGAGATCCTCGACCAGCGGCTGGCCGCCGTCCTCCTCGACCCACTGCGCCACGATCACGGCGGGGAAGTCGGTCTTCTTGAAGGTGGTCGAGTCGACGAAGGTGCCGGCCACCTGGTTGATCTTGTCGCTGCTGGGGGGCTCGGGCAGCAACTCCATATCCCCGATCAGCTGATGGGCGCGCAGCTCGTCGCTGGCCGGGCCGTAGTAGGCGCCGGCGATGATGCCGTGCTTGCCACCCACGTAGGTCGGCTGGCCTGCACAGGCCATGTGCATGGCCTCCAGCACCTTGGCGCGGGACTCCCCCAGATCGAACTCGACATCGAGGCAATAGCGCGGCTCGGTGCCGCCGCCGGGGATGGCCACCAGTTCGTCACAGATATTCGCGGCCTGGATAAACTCGTCGAGCCGCAGCTCGTCGTCCGGCACGTTGAGCCAGGAGCGGTAGTAATCGAGGATCACCAGGGCGGCGTTGCGGCTCCACTTCCACTGGCCATCGCGGGGATCCCACACCGTTTTGCCGAATTTCTCGACCTTGATGTTGGGCAGGCCGGCGGGGAACTTCTCGGCGTCGAACTTGAACGAGATCCGCAGCCAGGTGATGCCCTGGCCGATCATGTCCGCCTGCCAGTCGGCGCAGTTCGCCAGCATGAAGGGGTCACAGGTCTGGCGGTTGGCGTGCAGCTCCCAGCTGACCAGGCCTCCGAAGGTACCGACCAGATCGTCACCGAGCCAGATGTTGCCGATGCTGCTCAGCTCGTGGCCGGCGAGCACCAGGGCGAGGTGCAGCCACTCATCCTCGTCCTGCTCCCCCGCCTGCTCGGCGGCGAAGCTCATCAGGCCGGAGGAGATCACCCGGCCATAGACACAGGTCTTGTCGGAGGCGGCGGCCCGCAGCACCTGGCTGCGCTCGCTGGCACTGCGGTAATCACCCAGGCTCGGCTTCTTGACGGTGAGCATCATGGTGGCGCTGGCCACCGCCATGCCGATAGAAATGGCGGTGGCCACGGTGATAGTGGTGGCGGCATACGCCCCCGCACCGGCGGCCACGCCGGCAATGATTGGGATTGCGACGGGGGGCATTACTCGACTCTCCAGGCAAACAGGGGAACGGCATCGGGAATGGGGCGGGCGCCCTGCTCGGTCATGGCCCACACCCGGCCCGCCCACATCACGGCGGCGGTCTGGCCCTGGGGCCCCTCGAACACCAGGGCATCACCCCGTTGGGCCATGGCCACCGGCACCCGCTCAAACAGCGCATCGAGGGCGGCGGCGATGCTGCCGTGGGTCTTGGCCAGCGCACGCTTGGCGCCCTGCTCGGTGCGGTAGCGGCCGCGATAGGCGGCGGCGGGATCCTTGTCACAGGCCGCCAGACAGACATCCGCCACGAACAGGCAGCAGTCGTTTTCGCCCCATGAGAAAGGCCGCCCGGAGGCGGCCTGAATGCACTGGATGATGCGAAGTTGCCAGTCTGGGTGGCGCATGGGTCAATCCTTATAAACGAAGCCGGGGGCGTCTTTCTTGCTGCCCCAGTAGACCGACCGGTCGGCCATCTCGTTCTGATAGCGAAAGAAGCGGTCATCGGGGTGCAGCCGGCGGTGACTCTCGTCGGTGTTGCGCATGTTCAGCCCCTTCTGCCAATCCTCGAAAATGTTGCTGAGGGTGAGCTGGATAGTGTTGGTCTTGCCCGCCTTGATGGGGGTCTGGGCGATGCGGCCCTTGAACTGCAGGCAGGCATCCAGCGGCACCCCGTCGGCACCGATCACCACCAGGTAGAGCCAGGCCATCCGGTCGACGATGCGCTCGCGCATCACCTCCGCCAGCATGCTGTCATCGAGCCCGGTCAGGCTGACATTGAGCTTGGTGGGCGAGGTCGAGAGCTGCTCCTTCTGGGGGCTGACGGACCCCATGGAGCCCACGCCGTAGTAGGTCTCGCCGCCGATCACCAGCGGCCCGAGGCCGGAGTGGACGCGGCTGATGCCGCTCACCAGATCCAGCTTGAGGGCGTAGAGTGCCGAGACATGGGGCTGATTCAGGGCGGCGATCACCGCAGGGTCGAGGCCGACGATCATGGGTAGAATGCCTCCACAAAGGACAGGGACACATCGGTGAACACACCGGGGGAACGCTGGAAAGTCACAGCCTTGTCGTCCCGCAACATGAACACCCCGCTGGGGCGGCTCACCGACAGGGGGGTGCCGGAGGGGTAATCGGCCCGCAGCATGGGGGCGACCCGGATCAGGGCGCCGCCACTCAGATCCGAGGTGACGTCGGCCAGCACCCGCTTCAGCTCATCGCCGATCTGGATCCAGTCGCCGGCCAGCAAGACCTTGGTGCTCGGCGTCCAGCCGCGGCTGGTCAGCGTCTTGCGCATCGCCAGCGCCTCGGTCACCACCGGGGCACCGCGCACCGGCTGGGGGCTGCTGACCAGCCGAGCCCCAAAGTCCCAGAGCCGGACCCGGCCGGCCTGCCCGTCCAGGGAGAAGATCAGCGCCTCCAGCCGACGAGCCTTGTCCACCGGCAGCGCCTTGAAGCTGATCTGCATGACGACCTTGGCTCCCGGCGTCTCGGCCGTCTGGACCGACCCCGTCCAGGGCGACTCAAACGACCTGGTCATACTCTCCAGCCCCAGGCTCATCTCGCCGGGGATCAAGTCCACCGGCCAATCAATTACCTCAGCCATGCCATTTCCTTATCCCATCAATCTGCGGATCTGGCCGTAACCGGCCACATCCTCCACCACCATCTGATAACCCTGCCTCGCCCCCGCCGCCGCGCCATCACTGGCGGCCTGGCGCAGCGCGGCAGACAGCGCCTCATCACCGGCACCGGACACGCTGATGTGCTGGATGACGGTCACCCCACCCCCGCCCCCCTGCCCTGCGGCACGCTCCAGAATGGCGGCGCTGTCGCTGCGGCTGGTCACATTGGCCGGGCCGCGCACCAGGGTGCCGTTGACGAACTCGTCGCCGAGCTCCGACACGATGCCGAACTGGTTGGCCGGGATATAGCCGCCCTTGTCGAACATGCCGGCAAGGGTCTGGCCTGCCACCACGCCGATAGAGGCATAACCCAACGCCTTGACGCTGGCCGCCAACGGAATGCTGTACGGTGCCGGAACGG